GTCATCGGCGGCGACGATTGCCAAAAGATGGATGGTATTAGCCAATGAATATTTACCAAAAACTGCTCACCAACTTGCATTCGTTCATGATGAATTACAATTTGAGTGCAAGGAGGAAGAAGCAGAGGACTTAAAATTCCTACTAGAGCTCACAGCTGTACAAGCTGGAGAGTATTACAACATGAGATGTCCTGTAGCAGCTGAATCAAAATCAGGAGCTAACTGGGCAGAAGTACACTAACCACCTATGAAATTATTAATTGATGCAGACTACATCGTATACAAGTCGTGTGCAGCGGCAGAGACGGAACTTGACTTTGGTGATGATGTCATCCTTGTTACTAGCAACTTCTCTGATGCTTACAATGCAACACAGCGAGAGATTACCAAGCTTCAGAACGAGTTTGGGTCATTCACTCCTGTAATCCTATTCTTTTCAGACACTGTAAATTTTAGGAAAAAAATCTTGCCCGAATATAAAGGGCATCGTAATCGTAAGAAGCCTTGCGGTTACAAGCGTGTCATTAATCAACTCAAGACTGAGTATGAAGTAATCGTCATGCCAGAATTAGAAGCAGACGATGCAATGGGTATATACGCAACGCAAAACCCAGGTAATATTGTTGTCTCTCCTGATAAGGATATGAAACAAATCCCTGGGGAACTATACAATATGGATGAACGATTCACAATCACAAAAGAAAGCGGAGCTGCTTGGCATTTATCTCAGTGTCTTTCAGGAGATCAAACTGATGGATATGGCGGAGTCCCTGGAATTGGAGTTAAACGAGCAGAAGCTCTGTTTAATAAAGAGGGATACTCATGGAGAACAGTAGTTAAAGCTTTTAAAGATAAAGGATTGACTGAAAAAGACGCTTTAATTAATGCTAGATTAGCACGTATACTAACTGTAGATGACTATGACTTCGAAAAACAAGAGGCCAGACTCTGGTCTCCCAGCTCCGATTACAGAATTAACTATGGAGCAAGATCTAAAGATGAGAGTATTGAAGGATAAGTTAGACGAATCCTATCATGATCATAAAGAAGATTGGATTACTCTCTTCCTAGCCTTACAGAAACAAAATTTTGTACTAGGTAATTCACTAAAAAATTTAATCACCCAATGGCCTAATGAAGAAATCATTTTTATCAGTACAAGCAAAGGAATTCCGATCTAAATATGGTATAAAAAACTCTATATCTAGATCATCAAGAGCATATCAAAAGGATTTAATAGTAGAGGAGTTTAAAGAATTCCTTGAAGCTGATAATGATATGTGGCATGTAGGTAGTCCTCCAAAAGAACACTGCCTTAAAGAACTAGCTGATTTAGTTTATGTATGCTATCAGTATGCAGAAAACCAAGGTTGGTTCCTTGATGAAGCTTTGAATAGAGTTCACTTAAGCAATATGTCCAAACTCGGTGAGGACGGTAAACCAATAACCCGAGAAGATGGAAAGGTTCTAAAAGGACCAAATTATCAACCACCAGATTTATCCGATTTATTTTGAAATGACTGCAGAACTTATATCTCGCACAGGGCGGGTCCAATCATGGTTGGATAATCCTGAATCTCGTCTTCCAGTGAGCTGTACGGTATTTGTCGTCGAAGACTCAATGGAGGGTGAAAATGGCATCGAAGCGTCATGGAGATATGTCTCACATGGACTCCGATTTGGAGCAGGCGTTGCTGTCCATCTATCTAAGCTCAGACCCAAAGGAAGTGAAAACGGAAAAGGTCTTACAGCTTCTGGCCCAGTATCCTTTGGAAAAATCTACTCAAGTTTAAATGAAACGTTACGTCGCGGGGGTGTCTATAAGAATGGTGCTGTGGTCTTGCATTTGGATCTCGATCATCCTGACATCCTTGAATTCATTAATGCTTCTAGAGATGAACTCGCATGGGTCAAGAGATGCGTGGACATTGATACGGAGAAATGGCAAAACACTAATAATCAAGTAAAAGATGCCTTATTACATGGCATAAAGTCAGGTGACATCTGGCTAAATAAAATCAAATATGACAACAAAGGAGAAAGAATTTATGGCAACGTCTGTCTTGAGGTTTACCTGCCCTCACGAGGAACATGCCTGTTACAGCATGTCAATCTCGCTGCCTGTAGTGCAGGAGAGCTCAAGCAGGGTTTCGTTGAAGGTATGCAACAGCTGTGCGAGCTCCATAGTCGGACAGGTGTTGGAGCAACTGGAGAATACTTGCCAGATACTATCGACAGGCAAGTTGGCCTCGGAGTACTTGGCCTCGCAAACTTCCTCAGAAGGAATAACATAACCTACGATAAGTGGGGACGAGCTTTAGGAGTAGTTAATAGTGGAGGTTCAATCGTTACTGCCACTGAGCATCTCGCAGCTATATTCAGAGATGCTATTGAGGCTGCCGCAGAAGTGGCTCGCTCTAATAATATGGTTAGAGCTTTCGCAATTGCGCCAACTGCCTCCTGTAGTTATAGAAGCAAGGATTTGGATGGCTTTACGAGCACACCCGAAATTGCACCACCAATCGCTCGCTCTGTGGACAGAGATTCTGGGACATTTGGAGTGCAAACCTATAACTATGGACCAGTAGAAATAGCTAGTGAAGTAGGCTGGGAAGCTTACAAGAAAGTAGCAGATGAGACAATGATAATGTTTAATAACACAGGACTTCTTCACGGATACAGCTTTAACTCATGGAGTGATGTTGTAACCTACGATAGACAATTCGTAGAAGAGTGGTTAGTATCACCCCAAACCTCCTTATATTACAGTCTGCAAGTGATGGGAGACGTACAAGATAAGACAGATGCGTATGCAGCATTAGATCAGACCGACGTTGATGATTACTTGCAGGATATTCTCGGTAATACCGAGCCTATAACCTGCGATTGTCAAGAGTAATGAAAAAAGATCCTTATACTAAATTATTTGAAAGAAAAAGAACTTGGACACCCGTCCAACCCACCAAAGGAGAGGTAAAATACGGTGCTGAAGAAACCATCAAGCGTGCTCTCGCAATACGTCATATGGAGCTACCAGTTGGAGAATTTATTCAAGAAGGACTTGAAAAGAATGTACCCACTAACGCTCGGACGCTTCTTGAGTCAAACGTTAAAGACGAGATTAAACATGATCTCGCACTTGGATATATAGTAGATGCTCATGGAATTAAAGATGATGCATCAGAAGAATTAGAGGCAAAGAGGTTAAGAGATGCATGGATACAACATCCTGATCACACTATTACCAAAGCTCTCGTTGCAGAACGAGCTGTATTTTTTGTTCTACTTCCTTTCTTTCGGTTTACTGGTGATCCTGCTCTCAGAACAGTATCAGCTGATATTTCCAGAGATGAACAAATCCACGTTGCTACGAATAGCCTTGTTTGTGCTGAGTTGGGCCTTTCCCCTAGCAATTCTCTGGATAAACTTAGAAAAGCTACCATTAATTGGATTTTCCAGCCTCTAGGTATAAATACTACCGATAAATATTTGGACAAAAATTTTTGGGCAGATACTAGTGATCGCTTAATGTATGAAGGTAAAGCACCCGAACTTTCTTCCACCAAATCCGCCCGAATGCCAGCATTTTTTGAACATGCAAACACCAATTTACCAAAGTACGCTTAAGTTACATAGCGAAAGATTAGAATCGCTGGTGGATGATCTTGAAACGAAATTCCCCAGCGAACCCGTCCACCCAAAAGAAGAATTAACATCTATCATGTATAAAGCTGGACAAGCTAGCGTGGTAGCATATGTAAAACAAATACTAAATGAATAATGTGCTTATTTAGACAAGAACAGAAAGCCATATCTGGAGCTCCTGCCATAGCACCTAGACAAGAACAGGATACAGCAATGCTGAAACCTAAAGATGTAAAAGGTGAAGAAGTTGCAGCTGTTGAATTTGGCAGCAGTAATAAAAAAGGTAGCACAGCTGAAGGCCAAAGAGTAGGAACAGATGCACTACGAATACCTCTGAACGATGGTGGTGGTAGTGGATCAGAAACAGGAGGAATAAATGTATAAGGCCAAGCAAAGATATGCACAACTATCATCAGGACGATCACAGTTTCTTGATACAGCAGTTGAATGCTCAGAACTTACCTTGCCTTATCTAGTACAACAAGATACGAGTAGTAAACTTGGTAGGCATGACTTACTACAGCCATGGCAATCCGTTGGAGCTAAAGCAGTAGTAACTCTTAGTGCTAAACTCATGCTTGCAATGCTACCACCTCAGACAAGTTTCTTTAAACTACAAGTAAGAGATGATAAATTAGGAGAAGATATAGATCCAGCAGTTCGTAGTGAACTTGATTTATCCTTTTCTAAAATAGAAAGGATGATACTGGATTACATAGCAGCCTCTAGTGATAGAGTTGTTGTCCACCAAGCTCTCAAGCATCTTATAGTATCAGGTAATGCCCTAATATTTATGGGTAAGGATGGTTTAAAACACTTTCCATTACAAAGGTACGTTGTAAATAGAGATGGTAATGGTAACATACTAGAAATAATAACAAAAGAAATCATTAGTAGAAAGGTACTGGGACTTGAACCTAAACCAGATTACAATAATGATACAGGTTCAAATGAAGACGATGCTGAAGTGTACACTTGCGTCAAATTGGACAGTAGTAATGGGCGTTGGGTCTGGCATCAAGAAGTAGATGATGAAATACTTCCTGGTAGTCAGAGTTCAGCTCCTAAGAAGGCTAGTCCATGGTTAGTTCTTCGATTTAATACAGTAGATGGTGAAGATTATGGTCGTGGTAGAGTAGAAGAGTTCATCGGAGACCTTCGGTCTTTGAATGGATTATCCCAAGCTCTCGTAGAGGGGTCTAGCGTCGCCGCTAAGGTGGTCTTTATGGTTTCTCCGAGTGCAACTACCAAACCACAAACACTCGCTCAGAGTGGCAACGGAGCTATCATACAGGGACGACCAGAAGATGTAGGAGTTGTACAAGTTGGCAAGACAGCTGACTTCCAGACTGCTGCACAGTTGATGCAGACATTAGAAAAAAGAATACTAGAAGCATTCCTCGTTATGAATGTAAGGAATGCGGAGCGTGTAACAGCTGAAGAGGTACGCTTAACACAATTAGAATTAGAACAATCACTTGGTGGTTTATTCTCTCTACTAACTGTTGAGTTCTTAGTACCTTATTTGAATAGAACAATGTTAGTACTGACAAGATCAAATCAAATACCTAAACTACCTAAAGATCTAGTAAGACCTAAGATAGTAGCAGGTGTTAATGCACTTGGTCGTGGTCAAGACAGGGAAGCACTAACTACATTTATAGGTACTATTGCTCAGACATTAGGACCAGAAGCATTGATGAAGTTTGTAGATCCTTCTGAAGCTATTAAGAGATTAGCAGCGGCTCAAGGTATTGATGTACTTAATCTAATCAAATCACCAGAACAGTTACAACAAGAGGCAGCTGATCAACAAGCAGCTATGGCTAACCAAGAGTTAGTAAAACAAGCAGGGTCATTAGCATCCTCACCTATGATGGATCCATCTAAAAATCCTAATGCAGAAGACGCTGCTGCAGGTATGATGGCACAATTACAACAACAGTAACCACCTATGGCAGAAACATTAACAATAGACCCAACACCTACAGCAGAAGTTGTAGGAGAAGTTGAAGGCGTATCACTATCAGCTGAAGAACAGGATTCTTTACAGCTTGGAGAGCAAATAAAACAGCAAGAAGAGCAGTTACTAGCTGGTAAATATAAGAATGCAGAAGAATTAGAGAAGGCGTATGTTGAACTTCAAAGAAAACTTGGAGGAGAAGATAATAAAGATAGCGGAGAAACTGGGGAACCCGAGGATTCTGCAGAAGTGGAGTCTGAAGAAGAGGGAGAAAAAGAAGAAGAAACTACAGAAATATCTGAAGCAGCTCAACTAATTACAGATGCTTCTAATGAATTCAATGATAATGAAGGTAAGATCTCTCCAGAAACATTAGAGAAGTTCAACTCAATGAGTAGTAAAGAACTTGTCGAAGCATATATGGAAGTACAATCTTCATTACCTCAACAGAATCTTGCGGTAGATGATGCGATTGCTGATGCTCAGATTAATGAAATAAAAAATTATGCTGGAGGCGAAGCTGCTTACAGTAATATAGTTAATTGGGCAGGTCAGAATTTAGATCAAAAAGCCATTGATGCATTTGATGATATAATAGGTACAGGTAGTGTAGAATCTATCAAGCTAGCAGTCAATGGATTAAAAGCTCAGTATGAAGCAGCAAACGGATACGAAGGAACAATGGTAACAGGAAAAGCACCCACCGATACAAAAGATGTCTTCAGAAGTCAAGCAGAATTAGTAAGAGCTATGAGTGACAGAAGATACGATAATGATCCTGCTTACCGTCAGGATATTATTGCTAAACTAGAACGGTCTAACGAATTACAATTCTAAAACAATGCCAGAAGGAGTAGGCTACAAAAGCCAGAAAACAAAAACATCGGAAGAACTAAAAATTCCTAGATACGAAAATAAACCAGGTAAATGTCCTCCTGGATTTGCTTGGAGTAAGAAGAAAAAGAAATGTGTACAACTAGGTGTTGGACCTGAGTTTAAACCTTAGTTGTAAAGAATGTGTGCCGACCTGACCTATCATCCTCGGCCTCGTTCTTTTATTACTAATTTAATGACAACTACAACTGAAGCAGGTGGAAGACAGAATAGATTTGCCACCGAACCACAGGCGCAAGTACTTGAAGTAGATTACTTTGAAAACGCAGAGCGTGTCAATGGTCAGCTAGCTATGCTTGGTATCATGGCTGCCCTCGGTTCTTATATATTCACCGGACAAATTATTCCTGGAATTTTTTAAATGAAAAAACTAGCACTTACTTTAGCAGCTTCTGTATTAACAGCTCCCGCAATAGCTGGACCTTATGTTAATGTAGAAGCTAACTCATCCTATACTGGATCTGATTTTACTTCACGTACTACA